ATTCAATCCGTGGATGGGTCGGAGAAACACCAATATCCATAAGATATACCTGTATACATTGCCGACTTCTTTGTATACGGGGAAAGTATAAGTTGCTGACAATAATTCAAATAACAACAATAACAATTCTGGAGCTTCAACTGTTGCTCCTACTATGATCGAAAATCAGATAACTGCAAAACCTATATCCCATCCTAATATGCCTGGGACCCAAAATTTAACAGGAACTGATTTAGGGGTCTCTAATGATGTACAGGTCATTCAGTCAGGTACAACGACTTTTATAGAGGATGCTGCTATCGCTTCATCCACTATTCGTAATGATGAGTCTGTCCAATTACTTGGACCTCCTGCTATGGATGATAACAGTATATCTGATTTCTTTGCCAAACCCAGGTTGCTTTACACTGGAACTTGGGCAACAACCGATGGCATCCTCGCTGAACTTCAAGCACTCAATATTTGGAATGAATTAACATCCCACAGTATCTGGTCCAAGAAGTTGGCGGGTTACAACCTTATACGTGCTACTGCTGTTGTGCGTGTTGTCATTAATGCTCTACCATTTCAACAAGGTAGATTGATGGTCACGTTCATTCCTAATCAGCCTACTCGTGATGTATATATGGTTAAAGACACACCGCAACGATTCCTAAATCGTTGCCAAGCAACTCAGCTTCCCCATGTTGAACTTGATTGTCGTTCGACGTCCACTGAGCTTGTCATACCTTACGTCGCACCCACTTCACATATCAATGTATCTAACCCTGTGTACACATGGGGTGTTGCTTCATTGCGTGTTTTGTCCCCACTGTTAGTAGGAACTGGTAGTAACACTGTTGGTTATTCCATATTCATGTATTTTAAGGATTTGGAACTTTCAGCTCCTATTTTTACCGCTGAAGCTGGTGGTCGCCGTGTTAGGCGTTCCGTTCCTCAACCAACACCTATGGCAACATCTGATGTATTGGTCAGTGAAGAACCTAATGGTCTTCTTTCCAATATATCTAAGGCGGTTGTTAATGCTGCTGATTCTCTGTCTATTATTCCAGAGATTTCTTGGATCACTAAACCTGTTGGGGCCATAGCAGGTGTCGTTGGTGATATTGCCAAAATATTCGGCTTCTCTAAACCATTAAACACACAGGAGTGTATGCCGGTATTATCAAAGAGTTCCAGATATATGGTTAATGCAAATCCTAGTTCAAATGCTGTCTCTTATGCTGTTAATGCCAATGCGAAGCTTGAACCTATTAATGGATTTGCTGGTTCTGACGTTGATGAAATGGCTATCAACTATCTTAAATCCATACCAGCTTTCATAGATGGGTTCAGTTTTGCCACTAGTGCAACTGTTGATCAACAGCTTTATTCCTTGAATTTGAGACCCTATAACATATCTGAGGTGACTACTAAAAATGCGTCTTATTGGAGATCTAGACCTCCTGCATTTTGGTTGGCAAGTCATTGTTTGTATTGGCGTGGTTCCATAAATATCACTATGAAGTTTATTAAGACTGTCTTTCATTCAGGTCGTCTTCTAGTGACTTTTACACCTTATGGATCTACATCACCAACTCTTAATGAGTCGGCGTACTCACTCAGACAGATTATCGATATTCGTGAGACAGATGAGATAACCATAAATCTCCCTTACAATCGAGAATCTCAATGGTTGACCAACTTGGGTAACACTAGTGAGAACCTTCTTTCTTCTTTAGGTAGATTTAGTGTACGTGTTCTTAATCCTCTCGTCGCATCCGATACGTGCGCTTCTAGTGTTCAAGTCATGATTTATGCATCTGGTGGTCATGATTTTGAGATTGCTGTCCCTCTTGGCGGTGACAGTGCTGTGTATTACCCAGAATCCAAGTCCACCAATGCACACGCTATAGGCGATTCTTTGCAATCAGTTAAACAAATTATCACCAGGCAATCTCTCAATAACTTCTCTGACTCGTACAATCAGGCAACAGATATGATATACTTCAACCCTCATGTGATCAGTATTCCGCTTGTCACTGCGTTAGGGGCTATCAAAAATACAGCTGGTCGTTTGTATGACCGCAACAATGCTGATTATTATACTGGATTTGCTTTTATTAGAGGAGGTAAGCGTGTGTATG